TGGTCTTTTATTTAATACGTCTCTTTCATACTTTGCTTCAGCTCTACTAGCTGTAGCCCTTATTCGTGTTCCAGTAGGAGATGTAAAGGTCCTAACACCAGCCTGTCCCTTTTTAAGCTTATCTCTTTCTTTGGTTTTACTTGGGGTAGATTTTTTACTACGTACAGCTTTTTTTATTTCTACTCTTTTAGACATTAGTAGCTCCTCTTGGTGCTCTTACTCTTAATCTCTTTCTTCTTCTTTGCCTGTTTATACTTAGCCTTTCCAGCTGGAGTATACGCAAACTTCTTTCCGTCTAGCTTTGGCATTGGCTAAGCTCCTATTAGTACCCATACGGCACTGCTTCCGGCTAATGCTGTAAGTAAGGTTCCCCCTCCTACAATACCAGCCCTCCATCTTTCCAAACTGCTAATCCTTCCGTTAGTAATTGCAGTATTCTTTTCTATTCTCCGAACGTGCTCTATCACATCTTCTAATTGTTCTTCAATTCGTGCAATAGCTTCACGTTGTATAGACATTTACTCTCCAGATGCGATTCCATCTGCAACTTTTACCCATCCTTGCGTGTTATCTGCTTGGTGCACTGATTCATCCCACTTGTAAATCTTCCCGTCATCTGGATCATCCAATGGAGGACCCCATAATCCTGTAGTAGTATTAAGAGTCCAAGAAGTACAAGAATCCCCATCGTCATCTATTGGTCTTTTTAAGATAAATGCATCTAATGTTGGGTCATATACAGTATTGTCTATTGCAGCATAGTTTTTTCTAAAAGGAGTGCCTCCTTCATTATGTACATTACCGTGAGTATTATAGGAAGTTTGTTTCCAAGTTGTATCATCACCGTATAAAGATTTACAGAAAGCAATTCCAGCAGCCTCATTTGGAGCATTACTATCAGCAATAACAACTACTTCTAAAACCTCGTTACTATCGTTTAGTTTTGCAAAATGAGCCATTGTTACACCGCCACTCTAACTATTACTACTCCAGAACCACCATTGCCACAATTGTTTGCAGTAGCATAATGTCCTTTTCCATCACCTCCACCGCCACCGCCAGAGTTGGCTCTAGCATTCATCGTATGAGCTGGAGAGTAGGATGTTGTCTGGGTGCTGAATTGTCCACTTCCTATAAGGCCATTGTTCCCTCTGCCCCATCCACCAGAACCTGTGTTATTATAGGAGGCACTACCCTCGTCTGAAAACATCATTCCGTCTGTATTTGCATGAGTTCCTGCGCCACCTATATCGGTTACAGTTCCACCATAGGATGCGGCAGAAGAACCGCCAGCCGCATTACTTCCCCATGCGTATGTAGTGCCATTAAACTGGTATATGTGACCACCGCCACCGCCACCGTACCATTCAGTACCTCCGGTCCATTGTGTTGTAGTGTAAGCTTGTGTTGGATCACCTCCAGCTGAGTTATAGGAAGAACCTCCACCTGCAGCACTACCAGCTCCACCGCCGCCACCTGCGGGATTGGCACCATGGGCCATTCCTACGTAACCACCTGTGCCACCATTATTTCCCATATCTCCACTGCCGCCAGTTCCGCCAGCTCCACCACTAGAACCAATGTAACCAAGGCCTCCTTGTCCACCTCCGCCACCTGATCCACCAGTTGCGTTTACTATACCAGTAGGGGAACCCTGATTCCAGTTTCTACCGGCACCTGTTCCACCGCCACCGCCTCCTCCCGGACCAGCCCGCATATAGGCTGAAGCAGAAGTCCCATCATGAAATGGAGTTCCACTAGGGGCTTCTATGTAACTTTGAGTTCCCATAGCGCCGTAGTGATTGGAACTTCCACTGCCACTAGCACCACCACCTCCAACTGAGACAGTGTAATCACCAGCTTCTAAATAAACCCATCCTGTTACACCAAGATTTCCATCATCTCCTTCATTTAAATCAGCAGATTGTGCGCGGACAGCACCGCCGCCACCGCCTCCGCCACCTCCATTAGAGGGGGTTCCTTGTGCTGCACCTCCTCCACCGCCGACAACTAAGCATTCTGCATAACCCGCTGCCGAAACAGTCAGTGTGCCAGAAGAAGTGAATTTCTCAGCGTGGTAACCGGCATACGTCACTTCTGTTCCACCATCTATGACAGCCCAAGCTGCTCCACCAAACAAGCCACCGTTTAACCATGTGGAGATGGCTGTTGAAGGCCAAGCAAAAGTTGAATCCCACCTTCCTTTAAAGTTGGAAACAGCCTTGCTTGGATTTGTTCTTTGTTGATCTACTCTAGTCATTCACCACTCCTAGGCAGTTATCTTATTAACATATCCCGAAAGCATAATCACGTTTGTAGTTGCAGCAAACGCTTTAACTACAAGACCATTCTGAAGAATAAGTCCGGGAATTACAAGAGCTAATCCTGACTCAGCTACTACGGTGTACTCAATATGTCCACCAATAGCTGTAGTGTTTCCCCACTCAATAGTGAGTTTTCTGTCTGTTCCATCTATGTTATTTGCATAGATCCATATTTCATCCCAGTTAGTTGTACCAGCCACTGCTGTGTGAATGGTAGTTCCTGCGGAGGATGTGGCCGCTACTGCGATCATTTGACCAGTAGTACTGCCTGATAAGTCGTCCTTTGTTATTGTTGCCATTTATTTCCTCCTAGGAAAATACTCTTCCGTGTAATACAACACTTTCATCACCTTGATTTATAGCACCAGTTAGTGTTGTACCACCAGCTGTAGCTGTACCTGTGACAATTGCATTACCGAATATGTAAGCATCAGCGTCTTCATCTACTAAAAACCTTGTAACATCTGCACTACCAACACGAGCACGTACAGAGAAGACGTTTCCATCTGCTGTAATATCTGCTAATGCGTTAGAACCATCGTGCTCTGCTACGTAGATATCAACAAGACCTACACCAGATGTAGTCTTAGTTGTCATAGCAGTACCACCAATAGAATGTATCTGTGTTACTTGGTCTTCTGCAGCATCCTCTGCTATAGATGTTATTTTTAATCCACCTAATGTAGCAGAAGATTTTTGGAAAGCTGCATAGGTGTCTGTTTCACCCCCTGTAGTATACGCATGTGCAATATCACTTGACTTAAATGCAAGTACTTCATTGTCATTTGCGCCTTGGTTAATTGTTACACCGAGTGTCATACTACCATTAGCAGATTCATTTACGTAAAGGGTGGAAGCAAATGTTCCCCCAGTTACACTAACTACACCTGCGTTTGTAATTGTTGCGTTACCAGATAATGTCTGCCATTCACTTGTTCCCGCTGACGAGCCGCCAATAAGTACTTTGGCGCTAGTAGGAGTGCTTGCAGTAATACCTACTTTAGCTTGTGTTGCTTTAATCGCAGCGTTCTGGTTATTTTGGTGAGCAGCAGCGGCAGTATCTACGTTATCCGCAAGGTTCTCATTAAGGTTAGTATTATCATCTAACGCACCGGGATAAGCTGTTGTTCCTGCCATTCATACTCCTTAACTTGGCTCTGTTGGATAAACTACTTCAGCTAAGTTTGATTGTGCACTAGGCAAATCTCTAAGAGCTTGTCTGTATGTTGCCCATTCAGCTTTTTTAGAATCGGATAACGCAGTATCCGGAGATTGGGTCCAGTCACTCGCTGCTAATGCTAAATTCCTAACATCCCTGTCTTGGGCTGTCCACGCAGTTATAGGTTTGATAATAGTACCACTTCGACTATCAGAAGTATCTTCAATAAGTTCGATATCACTAATATCTACAACGTACTCTAGAGAGACTCCCCTAATAGCGGTAGCCTCGCTCGTTCCCCACTCACCGTCGGTTGTATCCATTCGATTAAAATACTTATCAGTACTTTTTTGTTTAAATACTCTGTATTTTATAGCCATCATAATCTCCTATGCAACAATCATTTTATATAAGTATATGTTTCTAATGTCAGAGTGGGCTCCTTGGGTACCTATTCCTAGACCTACTTTTGTAACAGTATCCACTACAATTGTACCGCCCATGTCGGGACCACCGCCATTATATTGAGGTTTAATTCCGTAATAGTTAACCCCGTTGTGATATGTTCCCCCATATAACATCGCGTGTTGGTAGCCTCTCCAGTTAGTATCAGCAGATTCACGACCACCTATGATACATTCAACCCAAAAAAATCTTTCATTATCAGCCGTCGTTGTGGCTTGGAGGTATGCTCCAGTGCCCCCAGTCTCTGTATCATTTAATTCTTTAAAAGCATTGACGGACATGTTCTGACTTGTACCATCGGCATCGAAGTGGGCTTGGAATACCATTTTCATTGGAGTCGTCGCGGGAACACTTAAACTGTCAAACTCTTTAACAACAGCAGTGGCTGTACCACCAGTAGTTGATATAGTAGTACCTACATCTGACGCTATTAGTTCCCACTGACCACCCCCTCCTGCCGCAGCAGCAAATGTTGGAGCTGAAGACGTTCCACCACCAGTTAAGACGGTACCAGAAGCCCCTAGAGCTAATTCAGTGGCAGCACCAGAGCCGTTCGTATATACTAATTTCCAGTTTCCTAGTCCAGTCATTGTTGTTGCGTTGTGAGCGTGGCTATTATCTGTTACTGTTATAGCACCTGTGCTTGCTAAGGACGCATCCCCAGATACTGCTTGCCATTCGCTCGTACCTGCCGATGAACCTCCAACAAGAATCTTACCACTAGTAGCGGTGCTTGCGGTAATGCCTAATTTTGATTGCCCTGCTTTGATTGCAGCATTTTGATTATTTTGATGGGCAGCAGCAATGGTATCCGTACCATCTGTAAGAGTTTCATCTAGATTATCATTATCATCCAATGCACCGGGATATGCGGTAGTACCTGCCATTTAATCTCCTCTAACTATACCTTCTACGTCTATTTCGTCTAAAGATAAGTTGAATTTCTACTGCGTTATATTTAGGGGTTCCATATTTAGAGGTACCTCCATAAGTTTCCTTACTTCCTGTATTACCAGCAGCATATCCTACATTTCCTGTACCTGTTGTAAGACCAGCCATTATACTCTAAATGTCCCTGTTACTGAAAAAGTAAATGAAGCGTTATCCGTGCTAGCATCTGTCACTGTCCACTTCACACGGAGTGCATCACCCCATGCAAGGTCAGCAACTGAACCAGCTGTCAACGCACCATCATTAATTGTTCCAGACGTTTCACCGCCTGTTGCACCGGGATATACATCAGCACGAAGCTTCTTTGCACCCCCGTTACCTAAGACTTCTGTGAAGGATACAATATCCATCCAGTCACCATTAGGCATCTCTCGCTGAATAAATACAGCAAGTTTGTCACCTGCTTCTGTGGCTGCGGATGTAACATCAAGCATGAAGTAAGCACTCGTATATGGAGCAAGTCCTTTCACAGTTGTTGTATCACTCGCAGTT